TCGATACGTTGCAAAATACGCAGCTGCAAAGCGCGATCATCAAGGCGATGTATGCGGCGACGGTTGAAAGTGAGCTAGATTCCAGTTCGATCATGGAGTTTGTTCTTGGCGCTGGCGGTGAAGCCGGTCAGGGAGGGCAATTTATCCAAACCCTGATGAATCAGATGGCCGATTTCTACTCCGGTGCCAACGTCAAATTTAACGGCGCAAAAGTCCCGCATTTGTTCCCTAACGACAAACTTAATTTGCAGACAGCGCAGGATACTGACAACGGATTTTCAGTGTTTGAGCAGTCTTTGTTGCGTTATATCTCTGCGGGCCTTGGTGTGTCGTTTGAGCAGCTTTCCCGCAATTATAGCCAGATGAGTTATTCCACTGCCCGCGCTTCTGCGAATGAGTCCTGGCGTTATTTTATGGGGCGTCGGAAGTTGATTGCAGCCCGCCAGGCGAGTCAGATGTTTTTATGCTGGTTTGAAGAGGCCATAGCGCGTGGTGTTATCCGTCTGCCATCCCGCGCTAAATATACGTTAACAGAAGCCCGTAACGCCTGGACGCGCTGTGAATGGATTGGCTCTGGCCGTCTTGCCATTGATGGCCTGAAAGAGGTTCAGGAAGCCGTAATGCTTATCGAGGCTGGTCTGAGCACATTTGAAATCGAATGCGCGAAACGCGGTGAAGATTATGAAGATATCTTTGCTCAGCAGGTCCGCGAAGTGCAGGAACGGAAAGCTAAAGGACTCAAGCCTCCAGCATGGGCCGCAGTGGCTTTTAATGAGCAGCTAAGCAAATCACAACAACAGGAGGAGGAAAATGTCGCAGCCGCGTAATTTGCCCCATATCGCCGCAATGGCTTTTAATGAGCCTTTGCTTCTGGAACCCGCCTACGCGCGGGTATTTTTTTGCACATTAGGTCAGCAGCTCGGCATTCCGCTATTAAACGATGGGCTAACTGGCGACAGTTTAAACGCTCAGGATATGCAAGCCGTTATGGCCACGCCTGGTTTTCCCGCACGAGAATCCCCGCAGCGTAGTTACCAGATTCAAAACGGGATAGCAGTTCTTCCCGTCTCCGGCACTTTAGTTCCTAAAGGCTCTCTTCAGCCGTATTCCGGCATGACGGGCTATAACGGGATTGTTGCTCGCTTGCAGCAGGCAATGAGCGACCCCGCCGTTGATGGTGTTTTGTTGGACCTGGACACACCTGGTGGGCATGTCAGCGGCGCGTTTGATTGTGCTGATGTTATCGCCCGCCTACGCGATCAGAAGCCTGTCTGGGCGCTGGCTAACGATATGAATTGCAGTTCGGGGCAATTGCTGGCCAGCGCTTGTTCTCGTCGCCTCGTCACGCAGACGGCCCGCACTGGTTCGATCGGGGTGATGATGGCTCATTCCAACTATTCTGCCGCGCTGGAAAAGCAAGGTGTACAGATAACTTTGCTGTATTCCGGTGAGCATAAAGTTGATGGGAATCCGTGGGCCGAAATGAAACCAGAAGTACGTGAGCGCCTGCAATCGCGTATGGATTCTACCCGCCGCATGTTTGCTGAAAAAGTCGCTGGCTACACCGGTTTAACCGTTGATGCAATCCTTGCCACAGAGGCGCAGGTCTATGAAGGCGCAGAAGCGCTGCAAATTGGGCTGGCTGATGAGCTGGTCCTGAATACGGATGCAATCGGGGTTATGCGTGATGCGCTTAATTCAGGTCGCCGCATTATTACCACAGGAGAAAATATGAAAACCCAATCGAACGAACCACAGGCGGCGGTTACTTTGCCCGCTGATGCCACATTATCAGTCGCTGATGTAAATACGCAGATTCACGCCGCTGTAACCGCTGAAAATGCGCGAATTATGGGTATTTTGGGCTGTAGCGAAAGCTCAGGGCGAGAAGCGCTCGCACAGGCTCTTGCCGGAACGCCTGGGATGACAGTTGAACAGGCCCAGGTTCTTTTATCTGCGTCCCCACAATCGGCCCAGGCGCGTAGTAATACGGCGCTGGATGCACTGATGGAAACGTCCCCAGAGACGCTTTCATCAAGCGCCGGTGGTCAGAGTGGCGATGCTGTGTGTGATTTGATGTCCATTCCAGTCTAAAAGGAAAAAAGTGATGACTGTAGAAATTTTTGAGCATTTTCAACCGCTAGCCGGGAGTGATCCGGCTCATTCTGCAACCGGTGCAAGCGGTATTACCACCGCCGTTTTGGCACTGACTCCGCTTATGTTGAGTGATGCCGGTGCGCTGGTTGTTTGGGATGGTAAAGCCGCTGGGACCGCCGTGGGCGTTCTGGCTCTCGATTCTGATGGCACCGGCGCAACGCTACCGTATTTCAAAAGCGGCACCTGGCGTTCGGAAGATTTGCTCTGGCCAGAAGGTGTATCAGAGTCACTAAAAATGAACGCTTTCGCCGGAACGGCGATCAGCGTCGCGTAAAAACGTTTCCCCTTCACGACAGGCCGCTAAATAGCGGCCTTTTTTATAGGTAAAATTATGAGTCAATATTATTCAACTTCCGATCTTATTGCGGTTACAGAGAAAAAATTTAAGCACGATTCATTGTTCCTGCGTCTGTTCTTTCGTGAGACTTACGAATTTGATACAGAGAAAGTCGATCTGTCGTTGATTCCAGGTCTAGTATCGATGGCTTTGTATGTGTCGCCCGTTGTCAGCGGAAAGGTTCTCCGGACGCGAGGCGGTCTTACCAGTTCGTTCCTGCCTGGTTACGTGAAGCCTAAGCATGAAGTCACGCCACAAATGACTCTCCGCCGCTTGCCAGACGAAAGCCCTGCTCAGTTGCGCGATCCGGCATATCGCCGCAAGCGTATCGTGCTGCAAAATATGAAAGATGAAGAACTGGCGATTCAGCAAGTCGAAGAAACTCAAGCGATAGATGCTGTTTTACATGGGAAATACACCATGTCGGGCGAAGATTTCGAACCCGTAGAAGTTGATATGCAGCGAAATGCAGCGAACAACATCGTACAAACGGGTGCGGCTGGCTGGAGCAGTCGAGATAAAGCCACGTATGACCCGACCAGTGATATTGAACAATATGCGCTCGCTGCCAGCGGAGCTATCAACATTATTGTTTTTGACCCGAAAGGTTGGGCGCTGTTTTCCTCTTTCGATGAGGTTAAAGAAAAACTTGATACTCGCCGTGGTTCAAATGCCACGCTGGAAACGGCGCTGAAAGATTTGGGGCAAGCCGTTTCGTATAAGGGTATGTATGGCGATGTTGCGATTGTCGTTTATAGCGGTCAGCGCGTTGTCGATGGTACGACAGAAAATGTCATGCCGGATAACTGGATGGTCCTGGGTAACACGTTTGCGCGTGGTATCCGGACTTACGGCTGTATTCAGGATGCGCAGGCACAAGCTGAGGGCATTACAAAGGCCCGTCGCTACCCTAAAAACTGGCTTCAGGTTGGGGACCCAGCACGCGAATTCACAATGACGCAATCTGCTCCGCTTATGTTGCTGACCGATGCGGATGAATTTGTTTCTGTAAAACTGGCATAAATCATCGTGGGACCACGGTCCCACGGATTAATAACAGGCGTTTTCTATGTCGTGGGACCACGGTCCCACGGTGCAGAGGCGCTTTTTTTATGGGTGAAATCATGGATAAGAACGACATTGTTAAACGCTTAACTGAGCTTGAAGCCTTACTTGGCCGCGAAATTAAAAAAACCGGCACCGTTGCCGTGCTGGAGGTTTTGTTGCGTGAAAGCGAAGAAGAATATGCCGCTATGTCAGAGGAATCTGGCGGTGATGGTTCAACGGGTGAAGAAAGTCTTACTGGTGTTGGTGGTGACTTAAATACTTCCGGTGCTGCGTTTGCCGGAGGCGTCAATAATTCAACGATTTTAAGTGCAGCGGCAGATGTTCAACGAGATTTGGTTGTCGTTAAAACGCTGGTAACTCTGCATGTTGATGCATTGCATGAAACGCTCAATCAGCCCGTTTCTATCGCCGTGGCTGGCACGGTAATTCGTCTTGACGCGGTTCAGGCTGATGAACTGGAAGACCTCGGTTATGTTGCGTTTCCATGATGGATAGCTTGTTTGATACGGCGATGGCCGATGCTGATTCCGCGATTATTGATGTGCTTGGCACCGGCGCTGTTCTAATGATTTGCGGCAAGTTAAAGCCTGTTCGGGGTGATTTTTACGACCCGCAAATTTCCAGCCATTTACCTGGCATGACCGGCGTAATTTCTGATTCATTGCCGACGTTATTTGTTAAATCGGCAGATATCGTCGGATTGCGTGAACGTGATCAGGCCATTATTAATGGCCGTGATTATTGGGTGTTTCGCGTGGGTGCCGATGATAGCGGAAGCCGTCATATATCGTTGAAAGAAGGTAAGCCACCAGCCGATTCACGTTACCAGCGGAAATAAGGAGGTTTTATGTCCGTTAAGGGTTTGGATCAGGCGATCAAGAATCTGGCGAGCTTAAGTAAAACGGCAGTGCCGAAAGCCTCCGCGCAGGCAGTAAATAAAATCGCCAGCCTTGCCATCAATAGCAGCACGACCCGTGTATCTAAAGAGGTCAAAGCGCCGCGCAAACTGATCAGGGAGCGCGTGAGACTCAAAAGGGCAACTGCCAGAAAACCGCAGGCTGTTATGCGTGTATTTCGCAAGGATTTACCGGTAATCCGGCTTGGTCCTGTTCAAACGCGATTAACTAAGGGTAGAGCAGTTCTCCGAGCTGGTCGTCATAGCTTCCCAGATGGATTTGTTCGCCAGTTGAAAAACGGTCGCTGGCATATTCTCCGGCGACTGGGGAAAGAGCGCCTTCCGATTGAAGTTGTAAAAATCCCATTACTTACACCGTTAACACGCGCTTACAGCGAGGAAACAACGCGCCTGGTAGCAAGTGAAATGTCTGGAGAAATGGCAAAGGCATTGAAAAAGCAATTTGAATGGGAGCTTCGAAAATGAAACATCCACAAATCCGCGCCGCAATTTTAAACGCTTTGCAGGACAAGCATTCGGATCCGGATTCGGTTGTCTGGTTCGATGGCCGTCCTGGTGATTTCCCCGCTGATTCACTTCCCGCCGTTGCTGTTTATCTGACTGATGCGCAATACGATGCTGATTTTTTGGATGGTGACAGCTGGTTTGCGGTGCTTCATGTCGAGGTTTTTCTGGGCGCGTCAGCGACGGATACAGAGCTTGATGAGTGGATGGAAAGTGAGATTTATCCGGCGCTGGAAATAGTGCCTGGTTTATCTGAACTGATAACAGCCATAACCCCGCAGGGCTACGACTATCAGCGTGATGCTGAATTTAATGTATGGGCGTCAGCGGATCTTAAATATTCTATTCAATACGAGAGGTAATTATGACAACACCGACATTATTAGCCGGTGCCGTTTCGAAAGCATTGGAACCGACAAAAGGCGCTGGCACTACGCTTTATATTTTTAATGGCGAAGGCGATCCGGTTGAAAGCATCCGTGACGATGAATCGTGGGAACGTCTGGCAAAAATTAAAGAGCTAACGCCTGGTGAGCTTAGCGCTCAGTCGGAGGATGATTCGTATCTGGATGATGAAAACGCCGATTGGGCGCAAACGATTCAGGGTGAGAAATCAGCCGGGGAAGCTAATCTAACGTTAGCCTGGAAGCCTGGCGAACAGGGGCAGAGGCAACTGCTCGAGTGGTTCGACGATGGCACCCTTATTTTTTATAAAATTGTCTATCCGAACGGCGCTATTGATCTGTTCCGTGGCTGGATCAGCGGCCTGGGTAAAACCGTAGCGGCTAAAGATATCATGACCCGCACGGTCAAGATCACAAACAGCGGTCGCCCGCCTGCGTTGGCTGAAGAACTCGCTGACCCTGAACCTGCGCCGGAAGTTGAAAAGTTACGAGCGTCTGTGAAAAGTACATCAACAAAATCTGAATAACCAACGGGGCTTCGGCCCCGTTTTTTATGGGTAATAATCATGCCTTATTTAAAGTCCGAACAATCCGTGTTTTATCCTGATATTCAACTCACAGAATTAAGCGGTTTGCAGCGTATTCATTATCTTGAATACATTGCTGAAGAAGA